AAACTCGCTGATCTCGCTTGGGTTCTCTGTGCCGCCGACTACAACGGCATCTGATGCAAAGCGGCGCTCTTGGGTGTCTGGGGTGTTACTCATGGCGGATTTCCTCGGTGGGGTTTTGGGTTGGGGCTGCCTGCGCCATCTGCGCCTGCGCCTGCTGCTGCAGCTTGGCAATGAGCTGGTGCACCTGCGCGAATGGCCCTTGAGCCAGGGCGTTGAGCATGGTTTCGGCCTCGGTGGCGGTTACGTCAAATTTAAAGTTCATGGTGCGGGGGTCTCCGTTGGGGTTGGGGTTTCGGCGGGTGCCGGGGTTGGGGCGGGTGTTGGCGCGGGCGCGGGTGTGGCAGCATCAATGGCAGCCTGTGCTGCGGCCAGGCGCTGGGCAGCAGCCTCTGCATCGCGTTGGGCGGCGGCGGCCTGGTCTTGCAGGTGCTTGACCTGGCGCGCATCGCGGGCCTTGGCCACAGCGATGTACTTGGAAAACAGCATCAGATAAATCTCTTGCTCAGACACCGATTTACCCAACGGCTCAAGTGTCTCGGGGTCCACCAGCTCGATCACTGCTGTGGGGTCGTAGCCTGCCATGATGCTGTCAGTGCCCAGCGTGTTGTACTTGCCGTCGATCAGCACCACGTCGCTCTCGGTAAACGTGGCCATCGGCGTGCCCGGCGCGGGCGGGTTGCTGATCTCGATGCGCGAGCAGCGACGCCACTTCTTGCCCGCTACTTGTGATTCCTGGTAATCTGCCATTTGGTGTGCCTTTCAGTGGGTGAGTTGCCGGGTTAGTGTGTTGATTTGCGCCTGCTGCGCCTGGATAGCCGCCACCAGGTCGGCAATGAGGTGGCTGGTGTCGATGCCTTGGTAAATGGGGTTGCCATCGGCGTCCACCGCGTCCTTGGCCCCGGTCACAGCCAGCGGGTCTACCGCCTGCAACTCATGCGCAATAAAGCCCCGGTCAGCCTGGCCGCTGGCGGCCCAAACGAACTGCACCGGACGCAGTGCCAAAAGGCGATCCAGCGCACCGCTCACCGGGGCCACATCGGTTTTTAGCCGGTAGTCCGAACTGGTGTTGTAGCTGGTGGTGGTGCCGTTGGTGGTGATGGTGCCCACCTGGGTGCTGCTGTAGCAGAAGGACGCAAGGGCACCCGCCGTGTCGTCGATCCGAAACAGCACCCCACCCGCCGCGCCCGCGTAACTGTTGTGAAAGCTCGCGGCATACCCGTTGGTGTTTTCCATCACAGCCCACCGCGCATTGCCTGACCAGCCACCCTCCACGCAGTCCGCCGAGAACAGCTTTTTAGACACCCCCATCGTCAGCGGGTAGGTACGCACACCCCCGCTCGACTCAAGCGTGAAGTCCAGGTACCCATCTTCGCGGAAGTGAATCATCTGCCCGCTCAGGCTGGCATTCATGCGCGGGAAACTACTGGTGGTGTTGGCCATGTTGCGCGCAATGCCACCGCCGGTCCATGTTGCACCGGGCTCCGACGTCCACAGGTACATGTAGGCATCGCCGGTGGCGGCGGCATTGCTTTCCGCTGCTAACCCCACTCGGAAGTTGCCACCGTGCACCCAGCGGAATGTTGCTTTGCCACTAGCATTAGTGCTATTAATGTGCTCAAACTCGCCCACGCCCACTGTCAGCTTGGTGGTGGTCAGGCGCATGCGCTCGGTGGCCCCAGCAGTGCCGGTCTTCCAGATAAATCCACTAGCCGCGCGGAATTGTGGGCCATCTACGCCTGAGTCATAAATCATGCCGTGGTTGTCGTCTGCCAGGCCAACCAGATGACCGCCGTGAATGGATTTACCACCAAAGGTGATGGTTCCGTTGTCCTGCACATTGAACACGTTGCCCGCGCTGTTTTGCAGCGTCAGCAGGTAGTAGCTGCCGCCGCTTCCCTGCGTCTTGACGTGCAGGCCGTTGCTGGCCGCTGTTGACTCAAAGTACCCAAGGTAGTCCGATACATCGGCCTTGACGTAATAGGCGTTGCGCCACCCGGAGCCCAGGCCAGTGACAAAAAACGCTGATCCATTGCGCCGCCCGGTGTTGGAGTGCGCCTGCGCCCAGTAGCCATACGAGTGCCCCGGTGCAAACGGGTCTGCCACGGCGTTGGCAAAATCGTTGCTGACATCGACCTCGATGCCGCAATGGTCATCAGCGGGGTTTTTACCGGTGGGGTCATCGCCCGCGCCTGGCCCCACAGCTACGCCAATGTTCAGGCCCCACACGCTGCGCTGCGTCTGCCCTGCGGTCAGCGTGGCATTGGCGGCGGCGCGGATAGACAGGCCCACCAGGCACTCGCGCTCTTCGTTGCCGGATGAGACACGCGGCGAGGTGGTGAGCAGCTCGATCAGCGCGCCGGTGGGTGAGTTGATCTCGGCAGCGCCAACCTCGGTTTTGAACACCACGCTGGGTGTCAGGTGCGGGTTGAGGAAACCGCCTGTGCGCAGGGTGGTGTCGTTGGTGTAGCTCTCAAACCGTGCGGCGTTGCCAGCGGTGTAAGTGGTGCTGTTGTAGGGGCTGCCTGCCGTGCCGTTGATCAGGTGCACCTTGCTGGTGCTGCCTGAGGTGCCGATGCCAAGCGCACCGGCGCTCCAAGGGCCAGTCAAAACACCGCCATCAGCCGCGTTGCCGGGTATCCGCACCGACCACGCCCCGTTTGGCCCGAGCAGGCCAAAGCCGTCAGAGTCTGTCCACAGGTAGCCGCGCACAGTGCCCGCATGGGTGTCCCTGAGCACCAGCCTTGCGTTGCGGGTGCCGTTACCGGCGATGGTGAATGCGCCATTGGCCTCAGAATAAAGGTGTGTGGCAGTGGCCTCGTTGTACATGCCGTAGTTGGCATTGGCATTGCGCAGCCACTCGGTGGCGTGAATCGCTGGGGCTGTGACCTTCCCGCCAACCGAGAGAATTCCAGCGTCATCAAGCGCCATCATCCCGGCTTCATTTGGCCCGCCAGGCTCACCGTCGTCTGACCTGCGCCAATAAAACGCATATCCACCCGTCTTTTTGTAATAGGCGAGGTGTTGGGACGCCGATGGGAAGTAGCAGTACCCAGGTTGGACCACGCGGTACGGGTAATTACTATTAAGGTTAATCACGCCACCCGCGTCCAGCACGCCCGGAATGCTCACCGCGCCGTTGTTCACAGTTACTGCGTTACTGGTTGAACCACCACCAAACAGCCTGGTGAGGCCGCCATTGGCGTTGCCAAACCCGATGTACATGCCGTCGTTGGATGCCGCAGAGCTTGAGTTCCGCATCACGCGGAAATTCATATAGGTGTCGCCGCCGTCAGAGTTGCCTAGTGCCCCATAAGGTCCGATGTATCCGGGGCCGTTGGTCAACTGGTTAAGGTTGGTCAGCGACTTGGCCGTCCAGACCTGCGTCCACGCCTGATAGTCATACGGTGCACCATCGTCGTGCCGACTGCGTATATAAAACGCATTCTGCGGAGCGTTACCCGCGCCGTCGCCGTAGGCCTGCACAGCAAGCTGGGTAGACCTGGCCTGGGCACCAAGCGTGATGACGTTCCACCACTGCGCGCCGCCGCTTGGAGACACTGGCAGGTTGCTGGTGGTGTCGCCGCCGTAGCCGTATTCGTTAAAGCTGCCCATCGGCAGGTCATCAAGTCGGCCACTTTGCGCAACTTTTTTTAATCCGTCCGTAATACCAAACCCGGCCACCGTGGTGGGCTTGCTGCTGATGCCACTCCACGGCGCGACAGACGCACTGTCCGCGTTGCCGCTAAGTGCACCCTGAAACGTGGGCGCTTTCACAACGCCCGTGGCTGGGTTGGCGGTGATGCCCGCGCCGCCAAACAGGTAGTCTCCGCTACCCATCATCAGCTGCATGTCTGAGTTGAGGTCGTTGCGGTTGTACTCACGCGGAACAATGCCGTTGACTGCCCCGGCAAACTCTAGCGTCGGGTCTGGCAGGTCCGTATCTGCCCAGGTGGGCGCTGTGGCCACCGTATCGTCATACACGGCGGGGTCATACTCCAGCAGGCCCAGCTCAAAGCGCCCCAGTTCGCCGGTAATGCTCTGCACCCGCAGCTGCTTGGCGGCAAACCCCATTGGGTGCGTGACGGTCACGATGTCGCCCACCTCCAGCGCCAAGGCCTCATCGAACACGCTCAGGCTCATGCTCAAGTCATTCAGGGCCAGCTTGTTCAGTCGCTCGATCGCCTCGCGGTTGGCCTGGCTGTAGCGGTTGATACCGGGCAAACTCACCGTGCTCTCGCGCCGGGGCGTGGTGCCTGCCAGCACGCCTGCGGCGTAAATCGTCACCGTGCCAGGCTTGTGCGGCAGCGCGGTGGTGTCGGTGTAGGTCAGCGTCAGCACCGTGGGCACGCTCTGCACGCCGCGCTTTTTGACGTTGGCAATGCGCTGTATCTGCCCGGCCGCGTGGGTAATGCTGGCCACCACGCTGCCCGCCTTGTCAGCAATGAGCTTGAGGTTGGGGCCGTCCTGCGTGATCCAGCAGCCTGCATAGGTGCGCAGGGTGTCAAGCCAGCTTTTAACAGGCTGCACCGTCTCCAGCGCCAGGTTGAGGGTGCGACGCTTCTCGCCACCCACCAGGGCATTGCAGTCGGCGGCCACAGCGGCCACGCTGGTCCAGTCCATCGTGCGGGCAGCGCCATAGGTGGTGTTGGTAATGAAGTCTGCCAGGCACCAGGCCGGGTTGTCGCTCCACTCGGTGGCGGCACCTGTCCACACCTTGCGGCCACGGATCAAGGCGTTGATGCGGGGGAAACCCGTGCTGGTTCCCGTGGGCACATAGATCACGCTGTAGCAGATGCCTGGCAGGTTGTCTGCGTAGGTGTGGCCCTGGCCCGCAAAGGCGTCTATCAGCAGGGTGTCGGCAGTCTGGGCGGATTTGCCGGTGTAGTTGTGCACATTGCCGTTGATGGGCGTAGCGCCGCCGCCGGTGTAGGTGCCGTCTTTGCCCAGCGTGGGCAGGGTGGTGATGGTGCCAAACGTCAGCACCTCGTCGTCGATCGACATGCTGACAATCTCATCCACCTCGCCGTGGCCCCACACCGCCAAAATCACATTGCCCTGCAGATAGGGCAGCACGGTGCAGATCAGTGGCCCCAGGCGCACCTCGCCATAAATCACCCGCAGCGGGGCGTTTTCAGCGGCTACGCTGGCCTGGGTGTCGACCACTCCACCAGCAGCGCTGGCGTTCAGGGTGTCGCGCGGGGTCACCGGGGTGTCTGGCAGGGTGGCGGGCCATGGGCCGGGGTCGGGTAAATAAAGCATGGTGGCGTCAGGCCTGGATCAGGTCCACGGTGATGGTCCAGCGCCCGCCGGGTGCCACCTCGGGCTGCGGGGGTGCGGCAAAGTTGCAGGTGTAGGTCTGCCCGTCAGCGGCCCACACAAAGCTGATGGTCAGCAACCGGTTGGCCAGGTAAAAGGCGTCGAGCGTGGTCTTTTCTGCGGCGCTGGCAAACTCATGCACCACGGTAAACGCCTTTTTTGGCGTGGTGTACAAGGCACGCACCTTGGGTGTGCCGTTGGTGGCGCGGTCTATCTGCAAGTCATCAATCAGGCGCTCGCGGCTGCTGCGGCTGGGGGCGTCGGCAAAAGTGGGGTATGTGGCCATGGTGGGGGATGGGGTGTGTTACTTGCTGCTGTAGCTGGTTTCTTTGGCGGGCATGACAAACTTCTCGATGCCCACGCTAAACACCGTGCCCGCAGGCTTGACCCAGTTAAAGCCATTGACCTGGTTGATGAACACACGCGGTGCGTACAGCGTGGCATTGCCCTGCGCGGCCAGCGCAAAGGTCACGCGCTGCGCGGTTATCTCTGCGCCGTCGGTCACGCCGCCAAACACCTGCACTGGGTCGCCACTGGCGGTGGCCCCGGCGTACACCGCCCAGATGCTGCAGGGTATGTCTGCCGCGCCTTGGCCCAGCACGATGGCACCCAGGGTGCCGTCGGTGTTGCCCACGCTCAAGCCAGCCGCACCCGCACCGGTGCCGTCGCGGCTGATGCGGCTCACCGCCACGTCGTAGCTGCCCCAGGTGTGGCCGCCCCAGGTGATGCTGCCCAGCGTGCTCAGGCGCAGCGTGGTGCTGTAGCCCAGCTCTACCAGGTAGCCCGGGCGGGTCACGCTCAGGGCCAGCTCGGCCAGCAGCGCGGGGGTGAGGGTTTTCATGGGTCGGTGGCGGGGTTACTGGGTGATCGACACTTCGGACCCGGCAGGCGCGGTGACGGTCACACTCACGTTACTCACCACCTCAATGGGTTTGTCGGCCTTGTCGGCTGCGGCCTGCATGGCGGCGGCAGGGTTGGCCAGGGCCTTGGCTACGGCGGCCTCTACCGCGTCGGCAATGGTTTTGGCGGTGCGGTCATCGGCGGCCTGCTGCAGGCTCAGGGCGTCAGCGCCACGGGCGGTTACCAGGTCGTCCACTTTGTTCAGGCGGCTCTCAAACTCCATGTATTTGCTGCGCTGCTGTTCGTCGCTCAGCAGGCCCCACGCCTGGTTGATGGTGGCAATTTGCTCTTCGGCCAGCTTGGCCACGGCGGCCAGGTCGGTGCTGGCCAGCATCTGGTCATTGAGCCGGGCAGCGCGCACGTCAAGCATGTTGTATTTGCCTGCATCGTCTTCCAGACCGTACTGCATGCCAAAGATGCTGTCAGACACTTTGGCATCTATGCCGTCCACCAGGGCGGCAATGCCTGCACGGGCAGTGGCGCTGGCGGCCTGCATGTCGGTCAGGCTGGCCACCAGCACGTCAAGCCCGCCGCTGGCCTGGCCCAGCGCCACGCTGGCGTCAAAGCTCAGGTTTTTGAGGCCGTCAAAGGGCAGGCTTTGCACTGCGTCGTGAAAGGTCTTCACAGCGCTGGCCTGGTTGAGTGCACCGGTAATCTGCTCTTGCGTGGCGCTGGCGGCCACCAGGTCGTCAAACGCGCCCACCAGGTAGGCGGGCAAGTCGCTGCCCTGCAGCGCGGCAAACACGGCACGGCTGGCGGCCAGTTGCACGTTGGCATCGGTCAATTTGATCTCGCCGCTGCTGTAACTCACGCCACCGGCGTTCACACCCAGGGCAAACTGGGGGTCTTTGCCCTCTTTGCCGGTGTTGCCGCCGAAAGCAAACTCAGTGGCCACGGTGGCGATGCCCAGCGCACGGGCCGCGCCCGCGTAGCTGGCCTGCAGGTCTGCCAGGGTGGTACCCACCTGGTCGGTCAGGCCCCAGCCGCCGGTGTAGCGGCTGCTGGCGTCGGTCACGTTGCCAGCGGCGTCAAACATGGCATTGCCCTCGCCCGTGCCTGCGCTGGGGGTTTTTTTGTTGCCAAAGATGGCGTACAGAGCAGCTGCTGCCGCTACCGCCAAGCCTACCGGACCAGCGGCAAAACCGGCAATGTCAAGCGCACCCATGCTGCTCGACGCCAACAGGCTGGGTAAGCTGGTCACGGCGGTGGTCAGGGTGCCAATGGTGCTGGGCAGGTTGGCCAGCGCGCCCACGGTTGAGGCTATGCCAAGCGTGCCATCTGCCGCGCCCGCCACACCGGCGGCACCCAGACCCAGCGTGCCCATGACGGCCTGCACGCCTACCTTGAGCACTTGGGTTTTGAGGGTGTTTTTGATGGTGCTCCAAAGGCTTTCAAAAAATCCCTTGCCGGACTCGAAGGCACGCATCAGGGCGTCTTCCCAGTATTTGGCGGATTCTTCGGCGGCTTTTTTGTTGGCGTCGGCCAGGTCTTTGGCAGCGTCGATGCCAGGCTTGGTCAGGGTGTTGACGGCCTTGGCGCGTATGGCTTCGGCCAGGCGCATGGTGGCGTTATAGGCTTCATAGTCCAGATCGCGGTCGAGCTTCTTCACCGCCTGCGCCTCCAGCATGACGGCCTGGTCGGTCAGACGCGCGGCAGTAAGTCCAGCCAAAGCCCTTTCATTCAGATTAAACCCGGCGTTTTCCTCTTCAATCTTGCGGGCGTCTTCGCCCATGGCCTCAATCACCTTGTCGCGGGCCTGGGCGTTCTGCAGCGCTGCTTTGAATGCAGCCTCATCCGCCTTCGCCTGCGCTGCGGTTGCAGCCGTCAGTGCCCGGGTGGCAGCCACCGCCCCCGGCTGCGTCTGAACCAGCTCCAGCACGGCGCGGGTGTAAGCCTCTTCACTCAGCGTGCCCTTGTCACGCATGGCGACGTAGGTTTGAATGGTTTTTTCGTAGTCTGCGGTGTAGCCAGACAGCTTGGCCAGTATGGCCGCCTCGTCCTGCGCTGCCTTGGCAGCAGCCTTGCTGGCATCAGCCTTTTTGCTCAAGGCCGCTGCTGCAGCCGCCTCTTGTGCTGCCAGTGCATCAGCCGCATCGCGCTCAGATCGGGTACGCAGCCGGTCTTGCGCAGCGACTTTTGCAGTAGCCTGGCCAACACCCAAAACCTTTTTCTCAAACGCATCCAGTGCTGCACGGGCGCGCTCTGCATCTTGCGTCACCATGTCGCCAATGCCGCCGATGCCGAATGCTGCCTTGAAATCTCCGCGCGCCACCGCAGCCGCCTGAGCCGCCATCGCCCCTATCTCGCGCCCAATTCCCTTAAACACAAACACCACATTGGCACCCAGCACAGCCACAGTCTGGAACGCCTTGGTCAGCACTCCGTTCAGCAAGGCACCCACATCCGCCAGCAACCCTTGTTGACCAGCAGCCTCAAGCTCTTTGTTCATGGCTTTGAGTGCATCTGTCAGCGTAAAAACACTGGTCGCCAGTGCGGGTAAAAACGCTTCGCCCGCCTTCGCCTGAAAATCTTCCCAATACCGCGTCAGCGATCCCATCGCCTTACCGGCCGTATTCAAAGACTCCTCATAAATCCCCGTGTACCGCGCAGCCCCATCCAGCGCCACCTCGGTTCTGGCCAGCAGCTTCTGTTGCTCCGTCAGTTTCTCAGACGTGGTGCCCAACTGCGCCGCCAGCTTTTTGTAGCTGGCCTCAAAACTCACATTCAGCCCCAGCGACTTCAGCACCTCCACCTCGCCAGACTTGATGCCGCCAATCAGCCGCCCCAGCGCTTCACTACTGTTCACATTGCCCACCACCGCCAGGTCTTGCGCTGCCCGGGCCAGCTTGCTGGCATTGGCTAGGTCAATATTTGCCGTGGCCAACTGCGTCAACGCATTGCGGCTCTGCAACATGCTGATGCCGCTCTTTTGCAGCTCGGCGCTGTACTCCTGCATTTTTTGCGCGCTGTAGCCAGCGTTATTGCCGGCCACTTTCATCACCACGCCCATGGTCTCAAACCGCGCCGCTGCCATGGCCGAGTCGCGCACCAGGTCCACCACCTTCCAGGCAGCAAACGCGCTGGCCGCATAGGTCGCCGCACTGGCCAGCACCTTCATCGCCGCATCCGCTGCATTGGCCGCTGTGGCCTGGCGGTTCAGCGCGCCTTTCAAGTCGTCAGCAGACTTGGCCGCTTTGTCCGTCGCACCGGCCGCTGCATCCACATCAGCCTTATAGGCGCTGGAGCCCTTGGCGGCCAGCTCCACAATCAGCGACCCAATCGACCGAGACCCACTCATGCTGCGCTACCCCTTGTTGTTTCGCTCAAGCTCCACCTGCAAAACTGCACCCTCCACCACCAGCAAATCGTCCACCAGCTGCTCCCAGCGCTTCGGCGCAATGCGCTTAAGCAACACCACCGCACGTATGCCGCTCCAGTCCAGGCTGCGCCGCACATTCGTCACACCCAGGCCCGCACTCACCGCCACATACACCCACTGCCGCTGCACCGTCAAATAAAACTTCCAGCTCTCCCAGCAGTCCTCGTGCACCTCAAAATCATCTTCGGCACCTGGGGCATCAGCCCCAGTCTGGCGCTCGGCACGGGCGCTGGCTATGGCATCTTCACCAAACCCCATCAGGCGCATGCCAGCGGCCACGCCCTCATCCACCTGCATGCACTGGGCCTGCTCCGCTGTGTCAGCGCCCGCCCAGTGCCGGGCAGCGGCCTCTAGTTTTTTGTGCGCGCCGCTCCACCCATCGACGCATCAAAAAACGCCTGCGCCACAGCAAACGGCGTCGGCATGATCTGCAACGCCGCCTCCAGGTTGTCCTGGGTAAAAGGCACGTCCTCACCGGTATCGGCGTCCTTCATCTCCCAGCCCACCAGCGCCCGGCGCACCACCTCCTCGTTGCTTAAGCCCTCCAGGCGCATCCCCTCCACCTCGGCTTGCGTCATGCGTTTGAACCGCGCCACAAACGTGCTCTTGTCAAACCGCCCCGCCTCATTGGGTATGTTCACTGTCACCACCGTGGTGAAAGTCGGTTTTTGTGTCATCTTGAAAGCCATCTTGAAGTCCTTAAAAAAATCACTTCGCCACAATCACCAGCTCGTCATTGCCCGTGTTCGGGTTGATGCTGAAGCCCAGTTGCAGCATCGCAATCTCGTTGTCATTGCTGATCGCGGGCGCGCTGTTGAACTGCACCTTGGGCATGTCCACCTGAATGATGTTGCCCGCCGCCGTGCCATGCACCAGTTGCAGTGCACCCTCGGTGCCCAGGCGTGCCAGCTCGGCAAAGTTGGCTGCAGCCACTGTGGGCACCTCGATCGTGGCGCTCCCCGTGGGCTTGCGGTCGCTGCTGAACGGGCCGCTTGCGCCAATCAAATCGCGGTACACCAGGTTATTGGCCACGTCAAAACTCAGCGCATTGCACACCGCCGCCAGGCCATGAATGGTGAACGTCGGCGTGTTGATCTTGCTCACAGTCAGTGGCTTCTGGAACCCCGTAAACACCATGCCGGTGGGGAAAGCCGTGTCCGTCGGCGTGCTGTACTCGCCAATGAACTTGAACTTCATCACCGGGATCTGCTTCGCGTTGAGATCAAAGCTCACCGTACCCTTGGCCGCCGTCAGCTTGAAAAGCAGGCCATCCAGGTAGCCATACATCGTCACCGTCGTGTCACCCGTGCTGATCGGCGCATAAGTTGCCGTCGTGCTGGCCACCAGCGTCTCGTTAAACCCGCACGCCATCAGCAGCGGAGCCCACTTGGGCGCAGTGCCTGCCGCGCCACTGCCCGCCAGCTCCACCTCAAACTCAAAACTGCGGTGCACCCCGGTGGCCAGGCTGCCAAAGTTGCCCTTGCTGCCCTTGATCAGGTTGCGCTCCACAAACTCCGCATTGATCAGCTGCGGCGTAAACCCCCGCACCAAAATCGCATTGGCCGCAGGCGTGGGCACCGGGTCCACCCCTGTGGTCACCTCCTGCTTGGCCAGCAGCACCAGGTTCTTCATTGACTTTGCCATGCTCTATTCCCCTCAATAGTGATTAAAACCAAACCCGCTCACTCATTCGCCACCGGCGCCGGACTGCGCAGGCCGGTCAGTGGGTCACGCACATAGCTGCCCCCTTTGCCCGTGTACTCATCAGCTGGCCAGCCGCCCTCGGGCTCGGCCATGGGCTCATCCAGCAACATCACCGCCAGCGGCACATCTGCCGCACCTTTATCCGCACTTGCCGTCTTGCCCATGTCACATTGCTCCAGGTTAAAAATCAGGTATTCACTTCCAGCCCCAGCGCCACCCACCCATACGGGTGCTCCAACTGGCGGCTCTGCGTCCAGTCGCCGGGGTAAATCACATCCAGCCCCGGCACCGCCGTGGTGTTCAGCCACCACAGCAAGTCGCCCAGCAGGGCCAACTCGGCGCGCTCCACGTCAGCGGGCTCGCTGCTCTCTGGCACCTGCACAAAGCCCACCGCCGTCACATTCATGTGACCCAGGTCACCCTCGCGGCCCCGGTAGTTGGCAAAGCCACCGCCACCACCGCCCACCACGCACACCGTGCCCGCCAACAGGCTGGCCCGTGGCGCACTGGCCGGGTCAATCAAGCTGCGCTGCACATAGCGCTCAGGCAGCGCAGCGGCAAGGCTGGCCACAATGGCATCCAGCACCGCGTTATGGTTGTTCACGCTCATGCAGCCGCCCCCCTGGCCAGCACCGCGCGCACCGCCGACGCCACCCGATCAGGGGCAGTTGCCACCAGCTCATCAAAGGCCGGTTTCACAAACGGCTGCGCCCGGGTACCCCGGTGTCTGATATGCCAGGCCAGCCCTTCGTAGCGGTCGCGCAGCTCGGTCTCCCGGCTCTGCATCGCCCGGCTGGCCATACGCGGCTTTCGTTGGCCGCCATAAGCCTTGCTCTCCAGCCAGTCCACAATGCTCTTGGCCGCAGGGTCAAAAAACCGTGGCAAGCCCTTGCCGCCGGGCTTGATGCCATCCTCAACATACGGCGCATACGCCACATGCGCGCCAATCTCCCAGGCCATATCGCCCGTCTTGTTGGCCGCAATCGAGTTGGTCAAGGTGCTGCGCCATTTGGGCGCCAGCCGCTTCATGCTGCGCGCCGTCTCTTGTGCCAGCCGGGCAATCGCAGCCCCCACAGCCCGCTCCACAGCAGCCCCATGGCCCCGCAGCGCAATCACCACGGCTTGGTTCTGAGCCATCACCGTGCCTCCGCAAACTGCGCCAACAGCGCGTCAAACAGTGCGCGCGGCGTGCTGTTGCGTGGCGTGCCGCTCAGCCCGTCGCGCAGCTGCACCGGCTTGGCCACGTTGCGTAGCGTCAGCTCCAGCATCGCCTCGGCCTGCGCGCGCAGCAGCAGCAGCCCACGGTCTTGCAGCGCCACCGTGGTGTCCGGCGCATCGGTGCCGATGCCATGGTTGGCCATGTAATAAAACTTGCACGCCGCGCCGCGCAGGGCAATGTGTTCGCCACTCGGTGCCGGGTCAAACTGCAACCAGTGCCCGGTGCCGTCGCGGTAGCTGCTGATGCGTGGCACAGCACCTGGGTAGCCCGGCTCCCAGGCCTGCAGCCGCCCCGCCACCGGCTCCCACAAGTGTGTCTTGTAGGCATAAAAGTCGGGGTAATCCGCCAGGCTATAGCTCGGCGTGCCCGCCACCAGCAGCACTTGCCCCACCAGCGTGCGGCTGCGCTTCCAGTTCATATCAGGCAGCGCCTGGTTCAAAAACCGCACAAAGTCGGCATCAAGCGCCGCATCAAACACATTGGCCGTGTCGTGCAGGCTGCGTTTCAGGTCAGCCACCAGATCCGCCTGACTCATGCTGCCCGCCATGGCGTTTACTCCAGTGCCTCACTCTTCAGGGCTGCATCGGCCAGCGCAATCAGCGCGTCAGCCAGCGCCTCCAGCACGCCCTTGCGTGCCTTGCCATCCTGCTCCAGCACCTGCAGCCGCACCAACGTGTCAGCGCTCAGGCCAGGCAGCGCAGCAGTCACCGCCGTCACATTACCCGCCAGCAGCTCATGCAGCGCGGCGTCCAGGTCGGGGGCAGCTTCCTCCACCGGTGCCGGAGCCTCATCGGGCACAGGCACCTCGCGCCCCTCACCCGGCGCAATCAGCACCCCCGCCACCCACAGCGGCGAGCTGCCCGTGTTCTCCACATACTGTTTACCCATCACTCACTCCTGATCAACCTGTTCACAACCCGCCTGGCGGTTAACCAGGCGGGGGCTACGTGTAGCGGGGCACAACGCCCCTTTCGTGGTTTATGCAGTGGTGCGGGTCACGCGGGCCGTGGCGCTGTACAGCACGATGCTGGTCATCGCGTTCTTGCGGTTGATCGGCGTGTGGCAGGCAATGTATTGCTCGCCATAGCCGGTCAGGGCGCCCACAAACTTACCCGCGCTGTCCTTCTTTTGCTCCAGCGGGTTCATGGCAAAAGGTTTCAGCATGCGGTAGCGGCTGTTGTAGCGCTCACCAATCAAGATGCGCGCATCGCCCATGTACAGGCCAGGTGCCGTGCTGTTAAAGGTCTGAATGCCCTTGGTAACCCCCACACTGCCATCGGGGTTCAGGCTGGTGCCCAGGCGCTGGCCGTTGGCGGTAAAGGTGCCCGCTTGCGTCAGCGTGTTGTCCACCGCCGCACTCATCAACGCCATATTGGGGTTGTAGTAGCGGTCGTTGCCAATCACCACCTTGCGGTTGCCAATGGCGGTCAGCAGCAAGTCGTACTTGTCTTTCACTGCCAGGCTGCCCAGATCAGTGTCAAACTTGCTCACGTTTTGCGTGTAGTAGTAGCTCACCGTCAGTGGCCAGGCGTTGGTTGGCGTCACGCTGGCACCCAGCTCGCTTACAAAACGCAGCTCGCCCAGGTTGTAGTCCATCGTGTAATAAGTGCCACTGGCCTGTGTGCCGGTGCCGTCATACTCACTGC